GGAGATGGAGCTCGGAGGAGAGCGCTCGGTGTAGTAGTGAACTGCTTGCGTTTACTGCAGACCCTGCTCGTAAGCCTCGATCATCTTCTTGACCATCTGGCCGCCGACGGAGCCGGCTTCGCGGGAGGTCAGGTGACCGTTGTAGCCGTTGGTCAGGTTCACGCCAACCTCCCTTGGTGTCTTTTTTACATAGTGAACGTCAAATTGCCTCGGATTGTTCTGAAATCGCCCTGCTTTGAGGGAAATTTTCAAGGGATTCAAGACGCAGGCACCCAATGAATTTGTAATATATTTTAACGCTCTGCTGATAGGCGGCATTTTTCCGGGGCGCTCTGACGTAGCCATCGGGTAATATCTTGGGTCCCACTTCAATTTTTTCGACGAAAGTCAGGAGGGTATCCCGATCCAGAACCGCAATGGTGGAGTATTGCCTGGCAAGATCAAAGAACCGTTTGTAATTGGAACGGATGTCATCGTCAGGGGACGGCGCACTGAGGACTTCCAAAGCGTTTTCAAGGCCGGAGGCTTCTTTTTCGAGGTCGGCGACCATGACTTCCAATCTGGAATCCGCCAGCTTTCCTTCGGCATTGTCGGTGTACAGCTTTCCGATTGTCCGGTTGATGACATTCAGGCGTGTCCTGGCTTTTTCGATTTTTGCCTCACGCACCTTTTTGGCGGATTCGTCGTGGATTTCTTCCAGGACCTGATTTACCAGCTTACTGATTTCTTTGTCGGACAGCTTGATCAGGCTGTTCAAATCCTGACGAACCACTTCAAGAAGGTCGGCGTATTTCATACTGACGCCCTCGCAGGGGTTTTCAAACCGCTTGCTTTTGTGGTTGCAGGAAAGAAACCAGTATTTTTCACGCTCGCCCTTGTAAACCGTCCCGGAAGAACACAGCGAATATCCGCAACGGCCGCAAACGGCGATACCACCGAAAATGCTTTTCCGTACATGGTCGTATTGACGGTAGTCGCGGCTGCCTTTTCCCAGGTTTGCTTGTGCCTTGTCAAAGGTCATCTGATCAACGAGAGGTTCGTGCGTGTTGGACGTTATGACCCAATCCTCCTGGGGAACGGAAATCTTTTTGCGGGACTTGATGCTTGCCTTGCGGGTTTTCCCAAGCAGCGTATTGCCAAGATAAACCTGATTCTTGATGATCCGCTTTACCGTGGTGTAATTCCAGCAATCCGTGGCGCGGGCGGCACCTGTATCGGAAAAGTTGTCGCGGTACAGTACCCGGTACTTCAGAGGCGTGATCACACCGGCTGCCGTGAGATCCTGGGCAATTTTGATGCAGGAGTCGCCTGCGGCGGAGCGTTGGAAAATCTGCGCGACGATTGGCGCGGTTTCCTCATCCGGGACTAACCGGTCTCTGTTGCGGGGGTCTTTCTTGTAGCCAAAGGGTGGGCAGGCACAGTATTCGCCTTTGCTTCGCTTCATCCGCAGAACATCCTTAACCTTTCTGGAGCCGTCACGCAGGTACACCTCATTCATTGCGAACTGAAAAGGCGCCATGATATTCTCCGATTCGGAATCGAAATTGTCGGCGATGGCGACATAATGGATCCGGCGCTCCGGAAAGAACTGCTCGGCATAATAGCTGGCCTCCCGCATATCACGCCCCAGACGGGAGAGGTCTTTGGTTATGACCATATTTGCTTTCCCGGCCTGTAAAGCTTTCATCATTTGCTGAAAACCGGGACGTTCAAAATTGCTGCCCGACCAACCGTCATCGACAAAGGAATCCAGAAGAACGATTCCTCGCTGAGCGCAGTAGGCTTCAACGATTTTCCTCTGGTTAATGATGCTGGCAGAGGACTGCCCGTCCTGCGCCTCTTCCTGAGACAATCTATAGTAGGCGTAGGCAAGGGAAAGAGAAGTTGCGCTTGTATCCCTCCTTAGAGAAAAATTTGCAGTCGGAAAATGGTTAGATGTTGTTGAATTCATTTAACATACCTCGTCGTTGAGGTGCTTTCGCCTGAATTATACACATGGGAGGCCGGAGTTGTCAAAGGGAAAGACTGGGAATGTGCCTGGCGAATCCGCTCACGAATCAGATCGGAAGGCGCTTTTTCACCGACAAATTCACGTTGAACAACGTATGTTATGTTGTTAATTTGCAGCTTGTCCATAGTTTCCCTCCAATCTACATGGTGGATTTTTCCCATTTATGGGGCGCGTTATTCCGCCGGGACTGGTTGCGGAGGAGTGTGTAATCCCGGCCAAAGCGAATGCCGCCATGGGAACACGGTTCCCTTTCTTGCTGAAAGGCATCGAGCATTTCCCGCTTTGAAGCCGTGCGGACGGGGCTGACCGGTCGAGGGCGGCCGAGATTGGAGGTTTCTTCGGTATGCGGCGGGTGGGGAGAAAGATTTTTTTGGTATTTATTGGGTTGCACCTTCGGGTGCAACTTTTTTTGTCTTTCGGGGTTTGGATGAAAGGGAGGTTGCTATGGAACGCAAATGCGTAGAACGGGAACTGAAACAGAGAATTCAGACGGGGACAATCCGGAGGGAGGATGTGACGCGGCGGTTGGCGGAACTGGCGTTCGGGAAAGCCAACGACTGCGTGCGGCTGGCGCTGGAGGATGAGCCGAAGCTGGACAAGCTGGACCTGAGCTTGCTCAGTGAGGTCAAGCGCAACGACAAGGGGACGGTGGAGATCAAGCTCATTGACCGGCTACAGGCGCTGGAACAGCTGGCAACCGTGGCAGACGGGGAACGGACGGACATGGACGACTTCCTGAAGGCGTTGCAGGGCGGCGGGGAAGAATGACAGCCTTTTCACCAAAGCAAAGGACGGTGCTGACCTGGTGGGTGCCGGGGAATCCGAATCGGGGTAAGGAGGCTATCGTGTGCGACGGGGCGGTTCGCTCCGGGAAAACCCTGGCTATGGGGCTGAGCTTTTTCCTGTGGGCCATGAGCTGCTTTCACGGGCAGAAGTTCGGCGTCTGCGGCAAAACGATCGCCTCCCTGCGGAGAAATGTGCTGTCCGAGATTTTGCCGAAGCTGGAGGCGCTGGGGGCGCAGTGGAGGGAAAAACGGACGGACAATCTGCTGACGGTAAAATTCCGGGGGCGGGAAAACCAGTTTTACGTCTTCGGCGGGCGGGACGAAAGCTCCGCGAGTTTGATTCAGGGCATCACCTTTGCCGGGGTGCTGCTGGACGAGGTGGCGCTGATGCCCCGCAGCTTCGTGGAGCAGGCCTGCGCCCGATGCTCCGTCGCCGGGAGCCGGCTGTGGTTCAACTGCAACCCCGCCGGGCCGGGGCATTGGTTTTACCGGACGTGGATCCTGGAGGCGGAGAAGCGGAACTGTCTGCGGCTCCACTTCACCATGGAGGACAACCCCTCTCTGACGCCCGAGATCCGGCAGCGGTATCAGAAGCTGTACACGGGGGTGTTCTACCGGCGGTTTATTCTCGGGCAGTGGGCGCAGGCGGAGGGGCGGGTTTACGACTTTTTCTCTCCGGAAATGGTGGGGAAAGCGCCGGAAGGCTGCGAAAAGTGGTATGTCTCCTGCGACTACGGGACGGTGAATCCCACGTCCATGGGGCTGTGGGGGCTGCGGGATGGGGTCTGGTACCGGGTGAAGGAGTTTTACTTCAACTCCCGGGAGGCGCGGCGGCAGATGACCGACGAGGAATACGCCCGGGCGCTGGAGGGGCTTGCCGGGGGACGGCGGATTTCGGCGGTGATCGTGGACCCCTCGGCGGCCAGCTTCATTGAGGTTCTGCGGCGGAAGGGATGGCGGGTACGCAAGGCGGAAAACGATGTGCTCAGCGGCATTCGGCTGACCTCCGATCTGCTGAAGGCGGGGAAAATCGTGATCTGCGAGGGGTGCGCGGACTGCCTGCGGGAGATGGACGAGTACGTCTGGGATTTATCCGGCGGAGGGAAGGACAAGGTGCGCAAGGAGCATGACCACGCCATGGACGACATGCGGTATTTTGCCGCCACGGTATTGGGCGAGCGGCAGGAGGGGGTTTCCGCGTGGGCGGTGGAGAGAAGGCGCTGACGGGAGCGTCAGGACAATATTTGCTTGAAGGGAGCGATTTTTTGAAACGGAAGCAGAAGGAAACCGGAGGCGTTGCGGCGGTGTGCCAGCTTCGCACCGGGAACACCCACCCCTTTGGGGTGATGAAGGGGTTTACGCCCCTGGGCGCCGGGGAGGAACGGATTTACCGGGAGATGCGGGAGGCCATTCCGGTGCTGGACGCCGCGGTGGGGAAAATGGTACGGCTGTGCGGCGGGTTTGAGGTCAGGTGCCGGGATCGTGAGGCGCAGAGCAGCCTCAACGGCTTTTTGCAGATGATGCCCTGCGGCCGGGGACAGATGGGGATCGAAAGCTTTTTGAGCGGGTATCTGGACAGTCTGCTGACCTACGGCCGGGCAGTGGGCGAGCTGGTGATCGCCGGGGGAAAGCTGCGGGCGGTATGCTGGGGAGACGTGACGGCGCTGGAAGCCCAGGAGGGGGAGAGTCCCCTGGAAACGGTGCTGTGGGGTACCGACGAGCACGGCCTTCTGCGGCCGCTCCCCTATCAGCAGCTTCTGCTGTTCACCACGATGAATCCGGAACCGGCGCATCCTTACGGCGTGAGCATGTTCCGGGGGATGCCCTTTCTTGCGGACATTCTTCTGAAAATCTACAACACCATCGGCGTCAACTGGGAACGCGCCGGGAATATCCGCTACAGCGTCATCTGCAAGGGCGGCGAAAACCTTGACCCGGTGACGGCGCAGGAGCGGGGAAAAGCCGTGGCGGCGGAGTGGAGCCGAGCCATGGAGGACAACAAGAACGGCACGGTGCGGGATTTCGTGGCTGTGGGGGATGTGGAGATCAAGGTCATCGGCGGGGAAGCGCCGATATTGGATTCCGAGACCCCGGTGCGGCAGATTCTGGAGCAGCTGGTGGCGAAAACCGGACTTCCGCCCTTTTTGCTGGGACTGAACTGGAGCACCACCGAGCGGATGAGCACCCAGCAGGCGGATCTGCTGACCTCGGAGCTGTGGGCGCTGCGGCGGGCGGTGGAGCCTGCCATGCGGAAGATCTGCCAGACCTATCTTGCATTGGAAGGGCTGGACAACCGGGTGGAGATCGAGTGGGACGACATCAGCTTGCAGGACATTACCCAGGAGGCACAGGCGGCGCTTTACCGGGCGCAGGCGGAAAAGTGTCTGGCGGATGCGTCCCAAAATGAAAATTCTTGAATGGAGGAACCGGCATGGAAATCAACAAGGCGGCGCAGGCCGCAAGCAGCGGCGCGCCTACGGCGGTACAGCTGGAGGCCATCAACAATCTTGCCAAGGCACATCTGACAGCCCAGCAGGTTTACGTGTTCTCCCTGCGGCTGTGCGACGATCAGGTAGACCGGGACTTTGAGCGCTTCGACAGCGCCGCCCTTCCCGGGCTTGCCAAGCTGTTCATCGGCAAGACGGGGATCGTCGACCACAAGTGGAGCAGCGACAAGCAGGTGGCGCGTATCTTCCAGACCGAGGTGGTTCGGGAGGACGGCGCGGCGTTTATCAAGGCCTGGGCGTACATCCGCCGGGGGGATGCCAACGACGAGATCATCGCCGACATCGAGGCGGGAATCAAAAAGGAGGTATCCGTGGGGTGCGCCATGGGGCGCTCCGTATGCTCCGTCTGCGGGAGCGACTACGGCTCCTGCGGCCATCGGAAGGGCGAAAGCTATGACGGGCAGGTCTGCTGCGCCATCTTGCAGGAGCCGATGGACGCCTACGAATTTTCCTTCGTGGCCGTCCCGGCGCAGCGGGAGGCCGGGGTGCTGAAGGGGCTGGGCTGCGGAAAGCCGAAGCTCAAGGAGCTGGCCGACGAATTCGGCGCCCAGGCGGAATACCGGGCGCTGTATCAGCAGGCAGAGCTGGGGAAGCGATACCAGAAGGAGCTGGAGGACAGCATCGTGCGTCTGGGGCTGTCCCTGGAGCTGGGGGTGGAAGCGCCGGTACTGCGCAGCATCGCCAAGACCGCCGCGGCGGAGGATCTGATCCGGCTCAAGTCGGCGCTGGAGGAACGGCTGGCGGAGAGTATGCCGCTTACGACCCAGCTGGGCGGCTGCCGGGGGAAAGAGGAAAAAGTGGAAAGCGGATTTTTGATTTAGGGTAACACCGCATAATTTGACAAGAAGGCTCAGCCAGGATTTTTGTCCCAATTCAAAGTTTGGAAAACGAAGGAATACTGTATGTATTTC